TAGTGATGAGACTTTTAAAGAAGTTATCGGTACTGATGGTCCTTTAGACGAAGCTATTAGTTATTATCTAGACTTAGATAATATTGATGACGAAGAAGAAGAGTGGGATGAGTAATGGGCTGGTATAGCGAAGTATCACGAGATATATCTAAGATACCGAGTGCTGTACAGTTCTTTGAAGATGAGCTGATACAAGGTCGATTTGATGTAAAGCTCAAAGGCAATGTTGAACGTGCCGCAGCAGAAATGCCCGGCATTGTTGAACAGCGTTTTAATCAGCTTCAAGAGATTGAAGCAATCCTGCACTACTTAAATATCGAGCTACGTAGATTGCGTAGCTCGTACTTTAAGAAATATCTTGAAAACTACCAACGAGCTCTGTCAAGCCGTGACGTTGAAAAATACGTAGACGGTGAGGCAGATGTTGTTGACTATGAGAAGATTATTAATGAGTTTGCATTATTGCGTAACAAATGGCTAGGCGTATTAAAAGGACTAGATCAAAAGCAATGGCAAATTACTAATGTAGTTAAACTTAGAGTTGCAGGGATGGAAGATGCCAGTCTCTAATGAGCCGTTAATAGTTGGGATTGAAGGTAGCTTTGATACAACTAGTTTCCATGGTCATAATAAAGACTTTATTCCAGACTTACCAAATTTTAAATTAGTTAAAAATTTAAATGATCCGTTAGTACAGAGTGCTGACGGATTCATGCAAACTAACATATATAAAACTCGTCTAATAGGATACAAAGATCAATTTGATTTTATTAAAGAATCAGGCAAGCCATTTTTAGTTTACGAAAGCCCTGTATTCAGATCCGGAACAACGGCAGTACAAGATTTAAATCCATTATACATGCAACGTGTAGGATGGAATCATTTTATGCGACAGGGAATATTTTGTAACGAAAACAGCCCTCCTGATAGATTTGAAAAAATTAAAAAAGATCAAAATATAAAAATACTGCCGTGGGAAGCAAAAGGTGATTACATTTTATTCATCTTGCAAAAGCCTAATGACAGTAGTTTAGAACAAGTTCATAAAGTTTGGGGAGACGACTCTATTGGATATTCGGATTATGTAATTAGTTGCTTAACACATATACGTATGCATACTGATAAGCCTATAGTTCTTAGAGGACATCCAAAAGCAAGAAAAAGTAGAACAACAGCAGAAGGTATTGCAAATAGTAATGTTATTCCTAATGTAACACACACTGTTAATTACGAAACAAATACAATAGCAAATGGCGGCAAGGGATTGCAAAAAGATCTTGAGAATGCTTGGGCAGTTGTTGGCACAACTAGTAATACCCTTATTGAAAGTGCGTGTTTAGGTATTCCTACATTTGTATTAGACGACACTGCAATGGCTTGGCCAGTTAGTCAACCAAATCTATCATACATTGACAATCCAAAATTAGATATACCTCGTGAACAATGGTTATATGATTTAGCATATACGCAATACTACTATCACGAACATACATCAGGCTTTGCGTGGAATAGACTCAAACCTTATTACTTTTCTTAAAAGCCTTTAATTGCCTCTAGTATGTTTTTGCCACATAAGTATTAACGTAAATCACGTAATACAATAGGAGAAAAAATGCATTCAGAGAAATATTTAAAAGAATTGCAACGATTGCATAGTAAGAAATCATTTGGTACTGCAAAAAATATTCCACGCGGTGTACAAGACATAATTTCTAAAGAGTCTCTTACTTCGGTTTTGGATTTTGGATGCGGTAAAGGTAAGCCCTTTACACAACTTCAAGATGCAATAACTGTTCACAATTACGATCCAGTTACATCTCCAATTCCTCTTCCTAACGATGCTGATCTAGTTTATAGTAGTGATGTATTAGAACATATTGAAGTAGACCAACTAGATCAAGTTATTGATAAGTTATATAATATAGCTTCAAAATATCAATATCATTTAATTGCTTGTCATCCCGCAAAGAAAAGACTAAGCGATGGTAGAAATGCACACTTAATTATAGAGAAACCTGAGTGGTGGAAAGCTATTCTTGAAAAGAAAAATAAAGAGTTAGGTTGGGAAATGATTAGCGAAGAAAGCACAGATCGTATGGTAAGTCTAAAAAAAGGCCCAGATATTCGTGTTATTAAATACATTGTCTATATGAAGAAAATATAATATGAAACAAGTTTATAATTACTGGATGCCTGATAGTGACAATCACTTTCATAGGATGATTACTAAGCGAATTAAAAATGGCGGCCCAGCTGAGTACCAAGATGATGTTAGGGACGAAGCATACAAGTATGTAACTGATTTTAATTTAGCAATTGATGTTGGTGCAAATGTAGGATTATGGGCAAAACCTTTAAGTCAACATTTTAAACAAGTAATAGCATACGAACCAATGTCACAAGTATACGAATGCCTACATTTAAATATCAAAGATTTACCTGTACAAGTTAATGAATATGCACTTGGCAACGTTAATAGTACAGTTCAAATGACGTACGATAGTGATAACACAGGCAACAGTTTTATCAGCGAAGTCGGTGTTGGAAACATTGAAGTTAAGCGTATGGACGATTTAGATCTTCCTAAGTTTGGATTATTAAAGATAGATTGCGAGCGTCATGAATTAGAAGTATTACAAGGAGCAACTGAAACAATTTTAAAGTACAAGCCTATTGTAGTATGTGAACAACATCCTGATACTGAAGAATGTGCAGGAAAATATTTAAAATCTTTAGGAGCAAAGGAACTAACAAACGTTCGGAAAGATTATATATTTGGATGGTAACATGAGTAAAAAAGTTGTATTAGTAACTGGCGGGTTTGATCCGCTACACAGCGGACACATAGCATATTTCAAAGCAGCTAAAACATTAGGCAACAAACTTATAGTTGGTCTTAATTCAGATGAGTGGCTTGAGCGTAAAAAAGGTCGAGCCTTTATGCCGTGGAATGAACGCCTTTGTATAATTAATAACCTATCAGTAGTAGACGAAGTGTTTACCTTTATGGACGATGATGATACTGCTATAAATTTTATAAAACAAGTTAAAGCACACTATCCTACAGACGAGTTAATATTTGCTAACGGCGGCGACAGAACAGCAGACAACATTCCAGAAATGGTAGTTGATGGTGTTGAGTTTATATTTGGTGTTGGAGGCGAAGATAAGAAAAACTCTAGTAGTTGGATATTAGACGACTGGAAAGCACCAAAGACAGTTCGTCCTTGGGGATTTTATAGAGTACTCGATACCGGACCAGGTTGGGCAGTGAAGGAACTTACTATTATGCCTGGCAAGTCGTTATCAGATCAAAGACATACACACCGGTCAGAGCACTGGCATGTTGTGCAAGGCGAAGTAACAATTGACACTGAGTGGAAAGAACGTAAAGAAACAATTAATATTGGACCAAAAAATAGCTATGACATTAGTCAACTAGTATGGCATAGACCATACAATAACAGTACTTCACCAGTTAAAATTATTGAAACTTGGTTCGGAACAATATTATCGGAGAGCGACATTGAACGAAGAACTTGAACCTTTAAAGATTTTTATAGGATGGGACAGCAGAGAAGACATTGCTTATCAAGTATGTAAACAAAGCATCCTTGACACTGCAACAGTTCCTGTTGAAATCATTCCGTTGAAGTTAGATGAATTACGAAAACAACAATTGTATACTCGAGAGGAAGATGTATTAGGTAGTACTGAATTTACCTTCAGTCGATTTATGGTTCCGTATCTTACAGAATATAAAGGTTGGGCATTGTTTATTGATTGTGACTTTATCTTTAAACAAGACGTTGCACATTTATTTGAAAATAAAAACGACAAGTATGCAGTAATGTGTGCTCATCACGACTATACTCCTAAAGAAGGATCAAAAATGGATGGACAAGCACAGTTGTCGTATCCAAGAAAAAATTGGTCAAGTATGGTTCTTTGGAACTGCGAACATCCTAGTAATAAAAAAGTAGACTTACGATTAATTAATGATAAAACAACAAGTGGTGCATTCCTTCATAGATTTTCTTGGTTAGCCGATAAAGAGGTAGGAGCAATAACCCATCAATGGAATTGGTTAGTAGGTTGGTATAAAGAACCTCAAGATGGCACTCCGTGGGCATTGCACTATACTGAAGGCGGCCCTTGGTTTGAAGGATTTGAAGATTGTGAATATGCATTAGATTGGGTAAGATCAAAAGCAAATTATTATCAAGCTCAGATAAGTAAATTCTATGAAAGAGATAAGCGAGCAGCATTAAGAAAAGTAGACATTGACGACTTAACAGTAAGTGAACATGCTAAGACGTTACTACAATTAACGTTGAAAGAATTAGTAGATCCTAGTGAGTTAGTATATAACGGAACTAAGTCTGAGATACAACAAATAAAGGAGGATGCAATGGGGAAGAAAGTTGCAGCAATAGCTTTACCTGACTTTAATAAAGTGGGTGTAAGAGCAAAGGGACTAGCATATGATCCATTCTGCGAAGACTTTATATTAGGTAGTGGTGGTACATTAAGTGACTTTGATAGACAAGTAGGCACTGACAATGCTTTAGTTATTAGAGGGTTAGGTGGCGGCGGACAAAAAGCTATCAAGTATTGTAGAGAACATGATAGAGACTTTTATGCAATTGATACTGGCTATATGCAACCTGGCAGCAGAAAAGACTATCATAGAATTACAAAAAATAACCTACAAAACTTAGGACCAATAATAGATCGCCCAGACGATAGGCTTTCAAAATTAGGTTGGCGCCCAGCAAAATTTAAAAAAGGCGATAACATACTAATATGCCCACCTAGTGCTAAAGTAATGAAATTTTACGGGCAGGACGTAGACGAATGGATGAATTATGTATTATCTGAACTTCCTAAACATACAGATAGAGATATTGTAGTAAGGTTAAAACCTTCTAGAAGAGAACGTGTTTCAAATATGTCTATATATGATGCACTACAACACGCACACTGTCTTGTAACATTTAATAGTATAGCAGCTACAGAAGCATTATTCTTTGGTAAGCCGGCTATTGCACTAGCACCAAATGCTGCACAAGCATTATGTAATAACGAGCTTAATCAAGTTGAGGATCTAAACTATCCTAGCTTAGACGAAGTACATGCATTTGCTTGTCATTTATCGTATTGTCAATTTACACCGAATGAACTCCGATCTGGGTATGCTTGGAGCATAGTCAATGAAAGTAATTAGCTACCTCAAAACTGTTCCTGGTAAGAACATTAACCCTCAAAAAGAGCAACTGTTATATGACTTTGCTACAGGGGTTAATGCGGCCGGAGACACTGGTATTGTTCATCATCACGATAACTTAGTTGAGTGTGATGCAGCTATGCTTCAAGGATGGGTTTACCAAAAAATATCTACGCCGCATTTAAGGTTAAGAAATTCTATTATACAGTCTCAAAGAGAATATGCAAAACATACTATTACTGCTGATGCAAATTTATTTTTATTCCATGATCCTGCGAACTCTAAAGAATATTTAAGGTATAGCTTCGATGGCATTTTTCCTACTACAGGAATATACTGCGATACATCAATTAACAATAAGCGGTGGCAACAAATATCAAAAACTTTAAATTTAGTGCCTGGTAAGTACACTAAGCAAGGACATCATATAGTATTAATGTGCCAGCGTCAAGGCGGATGGAGTATGAAAGGATATGATGTACTACAGTGGATTGAGGACACTATAATAAAAATACAATCATACTCAGATAGAAAAATTATTATAAGAAGCCATCCTGGAGATAAACTGGCTGTAGATTATCTAGCAAATAAACCCGGACATCCTCTAGCAAAATTCTCTAACATAGAGTTAAGCCCTCCAGGAAGATCTTTAAACGAAGATTTAAACGGAGCGTGGGCAATAGTTAATCATAATAGCAGTGCAGCAGTTGGACCAATTATTAAAGGGTATCATTGCTTTTTAACAGACCCACACGATAGTCAATGCAAAGAAGTTAGTAATCAAAACTTTGCCAGCCTCGAAACTCCAAATTTATTTGATAGAGAATTATGGCTAAAACGTATAAGCATGTTTCATTGGACTTTTGAAGAATTACGATCAGGAGAATGTTGGAAACATATGAGAGAATTTATATAACTGTTAAAGGAAAATAAAATGAGTAAAGTACAAGAACGTATGCAGGAACTATGTCAACCTATAGATCAACAAATTATGATGTGTGACGATAGAGAAGATGCTCTAATGATGGCATGTGCAATGCTAGAAAAAGTTAAAACTATACTAGATGTAAATATAGGCAAAGAAGGCCGCAAAGAGATTATTAACGGAGCAAATAAATAAAATGGAAATTACTGTACTAACAACATTTCATCAACCGGGATTAGATACATACGGCCAACGATTCTTAAACAGTTTTGCAAAACAAGTTGATAAACGTATTAAGTTATTAGTATATGCAGAAGACTGCGATCCAATAAATCCTGATCCAGAACAGATTACAGTGCTAAATGCAAAAATAGCATTACCTAAGCTAGTTGCGTTTAAGAATAAATGGGGAGCAGTTCCAAAAGCAAATGGTATTCCGCCAGAAGAAATTAAGGCACGCAGACCACGCGATCACCACAAGGCTTTTAAATGGGACGCAGTTAGGTTCGCTAATAAAACATACGCTGTGTATGACGCTTGTGTGCGCTCTAAGGACTGGTGTGTGTGGATGGACGCGGATACATATGTACACAGTCCTTGGAGTTATGAAGACTTTGCAAAGTTATTACCAAACGATAAATGGATTACATACGTAGGTAGAGGTAAAGGTTCAGCTACTTGGCCTGAATGCGGCTTTTACGGAATGAATTTGCATAACTCTGTTTGCCAGGAATTTTTGAAAGAGTTTGAAAGAGTATATGAAGATGCTAACAACGGAATTTTCTTATTAGAAGAATGGCATGATAGTTACGTGTTTGGAGATATACTTAATCGAATGATACAAACATATCCTAACGTATTAGACTATACTGCTGAAATGGTGTTAAAAGGAGCTATTACTGGAGGAGGCGGTCACCCGTTAATTAACAGCGAGTTAGGACGATGGATGGATCATCTTAAAGGTGCCCGTAAAGAAACAGGAAAGAGTTTAGGTAAGGACTTAGTAAGTTCTCGAAAAGAAGAATATTGGAAGAGCACTTAAATGTCAGCAGTAGAAACACATTTGGGTGGAGGCGAAAGGCGCTGTTGGATTGATGAAGGAAATCTAGATAACGCAATTGAAACTCTTGGTATAAAGAGCATGATTGACATTGGATGCGGACTAGCATGCCAAGTTGAAGCTGCGAGAGAAAGAGGACTACGTGCTATTGGAGTTGAAGGCGATCCTCGATGTTTAAAAGATGATTTACAAATACAGTTTGATTTTAGCAAAGGCAAGTTTTCGATTAATGAAGAATTTGATCTTGCTTGGAGCGTAGAATTTTTAGAGCATGTGTATGAAGAATTTATACCAAACTATATGCCAGCTTTTCAAGCAGCAAAATACGTAATTTGCACACATGCACCTCCTGGTAAAAAAGGGTATCATCATGTTAATTGTAATACAAAAGAATATTGGATAGATATATTTGATCAATACGGTTTTGACTATGATGAAGAAGGGACTAATATGATTAAAAAATCTACAACTATGGGTAAAGCCTTTATAAGGAAATATGGCTTAATGTTTATTAGGCGTTAAATGAAAGTTAGTTTATGGAGACAATATGGCGCACTTAATAGTAAACCTGTGTTTGATGCTTTTGAACACAGTCTTGTATCTAGTGGGTGGACTGTTTCTCATAATGATGCTAGTGCCGATGTTAATGTTATTTGGAGTGTGTTGTTTAATGGACGAATGGCAGGAAACAAGGCAGTCTGGGAACAAGGCAAACCGACAATAGTATTAGAAGTCGGCGGCATCGACCGTGGCACAACGTGGAAAGTAGGATTAAATGGAATTAACAGAGACGGTTACTTTAGTGAGCAAGGTAATGATGGGACTCGCGCTAATCAGTTGGGACTGGTTTGTAAGCCTTGGAGATCCAACGGGGATTTTATTTTAGTATGCGGACAACACGATAAGAGTTTACAGTGGGCAGAAATGCCTAGTATGAGTAATTGGTTTTTACACACTTACGACGAAATACGTAAACACACAGAGCGTCCTATACTATTCCGGCCACACCCAAGATGTATGTTGCCAGAAATTGAAAGAGGTCTTCGACACGTATACCGACAAGTACCTAAGCAAATAATGGCAACATATGACGATTTTGATATGGGCTTCGACAACGTACATGCTACTATAAGCTACTCTAGCAACCCGGGTATACATAGTATTATTAACGGCATTCCAGCGTTTGTAGGTAATAGCTCGTTAGCGTATGATGCTGCTAACGACATAGACTTCTTGCACAATATAGAGAACCCATTAATGCCCGATCGAACACAATGGCTCAACGACTATGCACATACTGAATATACACTTGAAGAAATATCTCAGGGAATACCACTAAAGATCTTGACTTCTGCAAAGTTCTAGCGTATAATAGTATTATGATTAGATATACTGTAGAAGATTGCCTTGAATTATTAGTTGGAATACAAGACTCTCCATCTGATAAATTTACTGTTAGAAATGAAGACTATTCAATCCTAACTAGTATAGCCCGTCA